CGGCACCCGGGATCTGGACTTAGACGCGCATGCGTCGTCCAAAGATCCTAGCTGAAACTCTACTATTGACAATTTCCACGAAATTGTAAATATTAGATTCGTCGACACGAGCCGGGGGAGTGTAAACATTGTATACCTCCTCTTGAGTTCGCGTCTTCTTAACAATGACGGAATCATTCCACGCAGGATAACTGCTTGGGACGATGTCCGTCTTCCATAAGAAAGTATCAAGGCTACCCTCGTCAACGAGAATAGCCGGTGTTACTTTCAAATCACTAAATATGGCATCAATCACTGCCTGCTCATCTGCGTCGATGAGTAGCCAGTTTTTCATGCTAATCCTCATGATGATCTTCTCCGTAAACTTGTTTTGTGCAAGTCTACAGAGTTTACGATCATCTGTCACTATGATGTTGACCTCTATATTATTATAACCTATGCGTTGTAATATATAGGGGTCATCCTCCAATAATTGCGTAGGTGGTATCTCATACTCCAGGTCCTGGAGAATGTTATCCACGTTACGCGTAAACCATTCAAAAAGTTGCTCCTCGGCACGGGTTTTAACCGAGTCGGGGCGCAACCTTTTGGCAAATCGTTTTACATAGTCGAATTCGATGTTCACGGTCCTAGGATCTGAACTTCGTAACTCGTCTATGTGATGCGTCATGTAGTAATCAACATCAAAGGGTCTTCTTAAGACCCATTGTTGTTTGAAAAACTTACGTTTAAATTTTTCACAGGTCTTACGGACTTCCTCTTTCGAGTAGTCTGTCAGCTGTGATACTTTTGAACGGAGAAGTTGAAACAAATCATTTTCAATGTTTTGTTCCAACGTCTCCAGTCTTTTCATAAACAAATACAACGCCTCGACTTCTCGAGATGTTGTAAGATGTTTACTTTCAGTCAGTCGTTCAAGCACGCCAGGGGGGATCTTTTTAGAATCCTCCCTGCGTACCTGAATGAGTTGTTTTATGGGGTCGTCATCGGGTATTGTGAATACCTCGCTGACAGCCTCGCCAGGAAAGTGACGTTCCCCTGATTTCACCGCGCGTAACGCGGTCAAATTCACAGGAATGTCGCCCATAAGCTCCTTTAGGGCACGAATAGTTATATTCGTGACCTTTTGGGGCATTGACCATATGGCATTTACCCAGCTTTCTGTAGACCAAAAAGCTGGCATCTTGCCAACACTGAAAATTTCTCTGGGTAAGTACATGGGCCTTTGCTCATATCTTACCCCGAGACATATGTCTTGCATAGCAGAAGCAACGGAGAAGAGGTGACCCTCTTCTCCTTGCTCTGCATATTGCATATCTTTA